CGCGGCAGATCGGCCCACGGGGCGGCGATCGCGAGCTGCCGGATGCCCTGGACGACCTTCATCAGCGAGGTCTCGTAGTCGGCCAGGAACCGATCCGCCTCGTCGTAGCGCTGGGCGTTCACCTTGGCGATCGAGGCGGCCAGGTAGGGGAGCGGATCGTTGTAGGGATCGGGCATCGGCTCGACATCGGTGTCCTGAACCAGGTCCGGGAAGATCCCCACGGTGTCCCACTCCGCCGCGTAGGCCAGGGGCGGCGGCGGGGCGAGGACGATCGTGTTCGGGTCATACACCGCGTAGGCGTAGGGATACCCGGGCCACGAGGTCGAGACCAGATAGGCCAGCCGGCTGTAGGGGACGCGGGCCAGGGGATACCGGAGGCCGGAGCCGCCGGCCGTGCCGCCGGTCGGGATGACGTGGAGCGACACCACGTCCTTCGGGAGACACGTCGCCTCGCCGCGCACAAGCGGGGCGGCGCCGACGTCGAGGAGGCTATAGGTCGAGACGTTGGCGGTGAGGGAGAGGCCGAAACAGGCTTTGACGCGGCGGGTATCGAGGTCTCGGCGATGTCTCGATTCCGCGATATAGGCGTTGAGTTCATCGTTGCTATAGAGGCTCGCCGTCTGGTCTCGAAGGAGCCGACGGACCTTCGTGCGGTAATCGAGAAGCGTGAGGCTCACAGGGGGAGCTCGGGGCCCTGGAGGCGGTGGCGGTCACGCTGACGCTGGGCGGCAGCTCGGGCCTTCACGCAGATTCGACAGAACCGATGCGGCCGACCCTTCCACCGAATCGTGTTGGCGGCATCGAACGGATGGCCCTTCTTACAATGCGTCCGGTTCCGATTGTTGACGCCAGTGCCAGGTCGGCGACGCCAGGTGTCGATGGCGGTGCGAATCTGGAGACGACGCCGGGGCGACATCATGGGATAGAGGGTCATCATCAGGCCGATGGCATCGCGGCCGTTCAGCACCCATTCGTGGATGCCCTGCTTGCTATGCTTGGGAAACCAATAGATGGTGCCGCCGAAGGCGAGGCGGAGCCGGTCGAGGGGTTCGCGCTGGACTTGCGCGGCGCGAGCTTGCGGGCAGAAGGTGCCGTGAAAGCGGAAGTGGCCTTCGCCTTCTAAGAAACCTGCGGTCCAGCCGAGGAAGGTCGGCGTGAGCACATCAAGTATTTTACTATAGTTTACGCAGACTTATATAACGTAACTTCCAGTAAATCCAGTAACTTTGCTCTGAGCGTTTCGCTTCGAGCATGCCGTCTGGAGCAGCGCCAACAGGACCATGATGTACGCGAGCTGATACTGGGGCAAGAGGCTCTCCGGTCCCACCACGGTGAACGCGGCGTCCGCGTGGATTTTGAACTGGAGATAGTTGAAATTGGGCAGGAGCATGATCGTATTGTCGGTGAGGTAGATATCCGAATACACCGGCACCGTGCCCAACCGAAGTGCCGGGAAGCCGACCGTGGGGCCTTCGCCGACTTCGCCGTACGCGCCTTCCGGCGTCGACATGTACGTCTCCGCCCCGATCACATCCGCGGCCAGCGCCATCCACGCGCCCGGCGAGAGGATCGCGCAGGACGGCGGCTCCCCACCCGAGCCCTTCTGGGCGTAGTTGATCGCAAGGAGACAGTTGACGCGGCCGAGGGTCGTGGACGCGGCGGCGGTGAGCGTCGAGATCGTGCTGACGTTCGCCTGCCAGAAGGTGTTCGCGGCGGCGTCGATGTTCCCGAGGTTCCCCTGCGTCGGGTTCGTCGTCGCCATCACGTCGAAGAGGGAGAAAATCTGGAGCGCCGTGTTCGCGCCGAGCGCGGCAAAGAGGCGCTGGGCGATGTCGTCACTCGCCACGTTGCCCGCATCGTTCATGCGCGCCCACACGATCGGCACAATCTCGGCGTCCTGCTGGACCAGGCCCTCAAACATGTAGTACGGGATCCAGGACGTGAACGCGGCGAGGTTGTACTCGGCGTTCAAGAGGCCGGGCTGGACGGTCGGCGCCGACGCGGAACCGGAGTAGTCCACCCACTGGGCCGTGACCATTCGGGAGCCCTGGACCGGGATGGTGATGGGCGAGACGCCGCCCCGGACGGGCTCGGCCGCCGCCAGCATGGCGGATTCCGTGGGCGTGGCCTTCCCGAGCTGGACCACCACGGCGGGCATGGCGGCCCGTCGGGTGACGGCCTGGAGCTCGGCGCCGACGGCGCCACCGGGAACGATGCCGAAGTTGGTCAGGGCCATGGCGGGGGTTCTCCCTACGGAGTCCGGGCGTTAGACCACGAAGAGCCGCACGTCGGCCGTGGCGGCGGCGATGGTGACCCGGATCGTGCTGGCGGTGTCGCAGAGGACCATCAAGCCGGCCGAGGCCACCGTGGACACGAGGATCTTCCAGGTGGTCCCGTTGTCGGTGGAGACGTCGATGGTGGCCGTCGCCCCGCCCGTCGCGTCCACTTCGATCAGGATGAGGCACGGGAGATAGACGCCGACCCCGGCGAAGTTGGTGTTGTTGACGACGTAGGTCCCGATGGCCTTCGCCGTGTAGGTCAGGATCTTCCGGTAGCTGCCCCCGGTGGCGCCCGCGGCGACGGCTTGAATCGGCTCGGTGGTCGGCATGGGGCCTCCTAGGCGCCTCGGCGTCGCGTTTTGAGGTCTCGGAGCACCTTCGCGGCTTGCTTCTCGTACCACGCCTTCGGCGACTTGTAGAGCTCCTTGCGATCATCCACCGTCATCGTGTCGGCCGTCGAGGCCCGCGGCTTCCCCAGTTCCTGCTGGCGGTAGTAGTCGAGCGCCACCTCGGGGTCTCCGATCTTCTTCTCTTTCGCGAAGGTCTCCACGTCGGCCAGCTCCTCCTCGGTCAGCTCGTGGGCGTCCCGCCACTGGGCGCGGGCATCCCGCCCCTCCAGCTTCGCCAGCCGGTCCTTCAAGGCCGCCACCTCGGTCTGGCTGGCCTTCGTGACCTCCTCGACCTGGGTCGAGAACTGGCGCTCGAGATCGAGCTGCGGGATCGGGAGGTCCGGCACGGCCTCCTTCACGATCTCGAGGAGCTTGCGCCGCGCCTTCGGGTTGGCGTCGGCGATCTTCGACATCAAGAGGCCGGTGGCGTAGTGGTCCCGGAGATCGGGCGGGATCGGGGGGGTCGGAGGGTCGGGTCGAACCGGATCGGCCATGGCCTACCCGCGGCCCTGCCCGCGATCCGAGATGGGGCCGGCCGCGTTCTGACCGGACGACGCCTCGGTGACGATCGGCTTCGAGCCGGCCTGGCTGTAGGGCTGCTGCATCCCGCCGAAGAACTGGAAGCGGGGCCAGTTCCAGGTGATCCCGTTCTTCTTCACCGCCGATTCGGGATGCCGAGCGCCCTTCGGGCTCGGCGCCCAGTGGCTCATCGGGGTCTGGCCCACCGTCTTCTCACTCGCCATCACGCCCTCCCGCGGCCCCGGTCGCTGATGGGGCCGACGGCGCTCTGCCCGAGCGCGGGACCCATCTTCAAGGGCCGGTCACCGGCCTGATTGTACGGCTGCTGAACGCCCCCGAAGAATTGAAACCTCGGGGGATTCCAGGCGATCCCGTTCCGCTTGTGCGGGTCGCGCGGGTCGCGCACCCCGATCGGCCGCGGCGCGTAGACCCGGGGCGACGCCATCCTTTATATACGTCCCTACTCGGGGCCGCCCGTTCCTGGGGCGGGCATGATGCCCGGCGGGGGCGCCCCAAAACGGGGGCCCGCCATCGCCAGCGGCCGGGGACCCATCGGGCCGAGGCCTCCAAAGGCCCCCATCCCCGGCTTCACCATCTGGCCCGCGCCCAGCATCGCCTTCAACTCGGTCGAGCTGAGCGCCTCGTCCACCTCGGGGGAGATGGGGGCGAGCGTCTTCAACGCGCCCAGGATGGCCTTCGCCTCCTCCGAGCGCACCTCTTTCAGTTCGCCCAAGGCGGAGGTGAGGTCCTCGACCGCGTGCTTCACCTTCATCCGGGCCGACGCCTTCGTGCCTTCGCCGGGCCGCATCGCCGGCGGCGTGGCGAGCCCGGGCGGGGACATGGGGAAGGGCATCGGCCTAGTACCGGCGCCCGCGGCGCTTCATCCGATGACGGCGCATCTGAGCCTCCTTGGGAGTCGGGTCCCCGCCGGGGTCTGTCGCCACCCCGGCGGAGTGTCCCGGACGGGCCGATTACCGGCGGCTGTGTCGACGCCGACGATTCCGTTCCACTGTCCTAGCCTCCTAGGTAAGGAGTTGACGGGTGGCCGGGGTGCATCCCCGGATACGGGCCGAAGCCTACCGCCGTGGCGGGGGGTGTCAAGTCCTGTTTTCAAACGGCGTGCGTGCCTTCGACGGATCGGGCTTCCCGATCCGTCGTGCGCTGATCGAGGACGACGAGGGCGCGCGTCAAGTGTTCGATCGCCTCGGCGTTAGCCTGGCACGCGAACCTCGATTTCTGATAGTACGCCAACCGGTCTCGCGCCGCGTCGATGACGCCCTCGACAAAGGCGCCGTTCGGCTCCCGGCGGTCGGCGCCTCGGCCAAGCGGCCCGTCTTGCCAGTGGATCTCGATCCCCGTGGCCGTGGTCACGCCTCCGGCGGGGTTGCCGCTGGCGTCGTCAAAATGCGTGCCCGTGATGGCCTGCCTCATTTCACCCTCCCAGTCCTTGCGTACTTCGCGGCCTGGAGCTGCATGAGCTTCTCCGTCTGCTCGGCCTTCGCCTTCGCCAGCGCCTCGGCCACCACCTTCAACTCCTCCCGATACGGCGGGTCGAGCAATTCGACCAGCCACGGGCCGTCGATGGCGCCCGCCTTGAGGAGTTGGAGCGCCTTCGCCTGCACCTGCTCGGCGAAGATCGGCGAGGCGGAATGCGCGGAGACACTGAGCGACAAGCCGGGCGGGAGTTGCGCGAGGAGAAACTTATTCCCGTCCTTCAACGGATAGCCCTGCCCGTCCGTGCGCTGGAGAATCGAGAACCCGAGCGTGGCGATGCGTCCGAGCGCGGCCTCCAGTCGCAGCGCCATGTGCCGCACGCGCCCCGCGCCGATCCCGGCTAGGGCCACGAGTTGATTCGACGCGCGCACGCCGGGCTGCCCTTCACCCTGGAGCACCGAGGGGATTCCGGACTGGTCCTCGAACATGTGATCTATACGGTCGGTGAGCCCGAATGCCTCGGGCGGGACCTGGACCTGGAGCGGCGTCATCCGAGCGCCCGGATTCGGCGATCCGTAGGACCCGCCGGGCGTGTTCATCGCGCGCCCGCCTTCTTCCCAGTCGCCCACGTCGGTAAAGAATTTCGGCGGATCGAGTTGCTTGTTCACCGCATCGCCGATCGCGCGCATGTGATCTTCGCGCCACTGCTGGAGCTTAATGCCGCCCGCCATCTCACTTCGTCCCCACAAATAATTCGGCATCGGCCGCGGGGTCAAGAGCGTAAACGGTTGGTCGGCCGAGAGCACCGCGTTCGGCCCCAAGCGCACGCGCGGGAGCACGGGATTCCGGCGCGTGACGAGCCATTGATCCGCTTCGCCGACGAGCGTCGTGACTCGCCAATCCTCGTAATCATCGCTGAACGGGTCGTCGTGATAGACCGTGCGCTCCCAGAGATCGACCAATTGCACGACGGGCTCGATCACCTGAGGATCGAGCGATTCCGCGGGTTCGATCGGATCGCCGGGGAACGACGCGGAGATGTCGGAGTTGGGGAACACGCCGGTCACGCCCGTGACCACGAGACGCGGCAGCATGCTGGTCCCGCCCGACGGCGCGCTGGCGTGCTCGCGCGCGATCGTCAGGAGATCCTCGCGGCGCGGATGGCCTTGCGCCCAGCGCTCGAACTGCGGGAGCGACAACGTGTAATAGTGCGCCATGACATCCTGGTCGTCGAGTTGCTGGTCCTCGCGCGTGACGCCGAAGTCCCAGGAGTCGATGTAGCCCAAGACGAAGCCGTGCTGGGGATCGCCCTGCACCTTGATGACGCCCGTGTTATAGACGAGCGCCCACTCGAGCGCCATGCTGACGGTCAGATCGGCGCCGGTCGTGGCCCAGAGATCGCGGAACTCGTCCCGCGCGGTCTGCGCGGCCGGGAGCCAGTCGGCGCGGGAGGACGGCGGCAAGTGGATGGCGAAGCGCACGGCTTCCGGCGCCCAGAGATACGACGCGAGCCGGTCGAGATGCGAGCGCAGCTTGTTATAGCGGGCATCGACGCCGGTCTCCGTGCCGCGCTCGTACCACTGTCGGAGGGTTTGTGCCGAGGCCCGTCGGCTGTCGCGCGAGACGGCGCAGCGCCGGAGGAGGTCCCGATACCGCTCGACATCCACGACGTCGCTGGTCTTCGTCGCCATCGACTAGGGCTTCAACGGCACGACGCGCCGCTTGATGTGGGGGAAGATAAAATTGCGAGAGTCGAACCTCGCCCCAGGATCGGCGGCGGCAAGCGCCGCCTTCGCCCCTTTCCACTGCGGACGTCGCTGCGCCTCGATATCCACGACCGCCGCGCGTTGCTGTTCCGTCAAGCCGCGCATCTCCCGCGAGAGGGTTTCGACCTGCTTGGACATGGCGGCGATCCGCGCTTCGGATTCTGCCAGACTGTTCTTGTTGCGATCCATCGCGTCAAACTGCGGCTGCATCATCGGGTCCAGCACCTTGGCGATGCGGTGGCCTTTCGTGCTCACATTGACGCCATCGTAGAGCCGGCGGAATCCGCGTCGGGCGCCGCACATCGGACAGACCTTAGACTCGATGGGCAAGTCTTCATGGACGATCGCTTCCGTCGAGTGCAAGAGCTTCGTGCATTTCCCGCAGGAGAAGTTGGCGCGCGGCATCTAGGCCGGCCTCACCAACTGCGACACAAACCCCTGGATGATCCGGCCCTGCACGGTGGACGCGCTGCCGGCGATGGCGCGGGCGCGCTTCAAGTAGGGGTACAACTGCGCTGACCACGACTCGACGGCCAGCGCGGCGGCCATCGCGCGGTGCCCGTGCGGCTCGCGCCCGCCCGGCTTGAACGTGTCGCCCTCGGCTTCGAGCCGCGTCAACTCCTCGGCGAGCTGCGGAGAGCGCACCGTGACGACGCCCCGGATGATCTGATCGCGGAGGCGCTGAAGCACGCCACCCTGAATCTCCGGGCTCGATTTCCACTGAAGCGCGCCGCCTGACACCAAGGAGTCCGGGCGCCGCCACACGTAGTGCCGGATGCTCCCGACGAGATCCTTGAACTCGGGTTTGCGGCTCGTGCCCCAGCCCGTGGAGACCAAGCGCTTGATCTCCTGGAGCACGGCGGAGCCGAGGCCAGACACCTCCAAAATGAACGCGCGATGAGACGCCTGATAGCAGCCCGCTAGGTGCAAACACACCCACGCGAACGGCTGCAATCCGACCTGCGCGTCGGTGGCGAACTCGGCGACCTGCGTCAATCGATCCTCCGCGATCGCGGCCTGCCAGACGGACACGACCCACGTCGGGTCATCTTCCATGGCACTATACGCCGGGATCGCGGCGACGACCACCGGACCCCCATCCGGCAGCTGCCAGACCGTTAAGAGGGGAGGCACGCCGGGCGGCGTCGGCTCCGCGCGCGTGTCCTCCATCTGTGATGCCCAGTGGTAGATATAGGTCGAGGCCGTCGGCGCGGTGGCGACGCCGTGGCGCACGCGCTCGCCGGAGACGCGCTCCAGGAACGGCCGCTCCTGACTCGCGCCGAAGGCGTCACTCGGGATCGTCGGCTGCTCTTGGTCGGCCAAGCGCTCCGATCCACCCGCTTTCTCCAATATGTACCATCGGCGCCAGGCCCATTGCGTCGGTTTCAGTGAAATTTGAAACGGCGGGTGCTGGAGCTCCTGGTGCCACTCCAACTCGCGCGGCGTGAGCCGATCATCCCAGAAATGTTTGAAGCGACGATCCGTCTTCGGGATCGCGTTGTCCTCGCGGAGCCACCATCCGAGGAACACCTGGCGCATCGTCGTCGCGTCGGCCGCGTCGTCCCAGAGGTCCATGTACCAATTTCGGCCCCTCGCGGTTCCCTCGAAAACGTATAGCGCGGCGGGATGGAGGTCGGAGAAGGCCGCCCGCAGGAATGAGAGCGCGTTCCCGTTGCCCCAGAGCGGGACCTCCGAGCCGTGATGAAACGAGAGTCCCCGTCCGACGCCCAGCCGCTTCCACGTCCGAGGTCCAGCCGTCTGCAAGAGCAAACGGCTCTGATTCTGCCACGTCATCTGGATGCGATTCCTCGTGCGCAGGTCCGGGATGCCGAGATCCGACGACCCTTCCGGAAGCGTCTCCATCATCCCGAGAATCAGATCCCGAAAGTACGCGAGGTTCTCCTCCGAGTCGGCGACCGTCAAGCCCTGCAAGCCGGGGAATCGAGACATCCAGAGGAGCGTCAGGAGCAAGAGGAAGCTCGTGGCTCCGACCTGGCGGGCCTTGAGCACGATGAACTGACGGATGCCGTCCGCCGTGCCGGCGAGGATGGCTCGGAGGAGCGCCTTTTGAGTACCCCAGGGTTGGATCGTCGTGAGGCCCAAGTCCTTCGTGGCGATCGGCACCCTCGAGCAGAAGGCCCAGACCTCGGCCTCGGTGGGGAGCAGGATTTTGAGACCCCTCGGTTTTCGGGCCATCTGGGGTAGGATGATACCCCAGATGGCCCGACGTCAGCTAACCCGCCACAAAGATCGTCCCAGAGTCCGGGGAAAACTCGCGGTATTGCGGGATGCCGAGCGTCGAGTCGGCCTGAGTTGGACTCCGGATCGCGTCTCTAGGGTCACCGCCGCTGGATGGCGCCTGCCATGGGTGACTCGACTCCCGCTTCCGCAGCGCGTCGCGGAGGCGATCAACGCTGTCGCCAAGCGAGAACAGATTCCCCGGATCGTGGTCATTGGGGCAATCTTGGAACACGGCCTGGCCTTCATGAGCCCCAGCCGATATCAATCGTATTGGCGACACTACCGGAAGACCGTGGGGGATGTGATGACGTTACGCGCCACGTTCCGGGACAAGTTGCCGGAGGCTCGGGCGGCATTGAAGGCAAAGCAGGCGGAGAGGGCCAGAGCCATGTCTGGATATGGTACTGCACTCCCCGTGCCACCCTCGGAGGCCGCCACCCATGGCTGACCGCCGCCCGTCCTTTGGCCCGATGTACACGGAGTACGTGGACCTGATCCTCGACCCGACCGATCTGACGACGGCGCCGGGATTCCAGCCGAACGGCGGGTGGCCGATCGTCGCGGTCGATCTGACGGGGAACATGATCGCGGTCACCGGGGATGCCTCGGGCTTCCGCACGGGGACGCCACTCCGACTCGTGGGCTCGACGGGGAACGATGGCGTCTACTCGGTTGTGTCCGTCCGGCTGGCCGCTGGCCCGACGACAGTGCTCGGGCTCACGCCCACCCTCCCCGATGCGACCGCGGACGGGAACGCCTTCGGGCCGGGCGTTGTGCTGGCCGAGGCCCCCGGGTCGGGCCGTCAACTCGTCGTCGTCGGCGTCGCTACCTTTCCGGACGACGGGGACCCATGGAACACGAACGCGAGCTTGAACCTCGCGTATGGCGACACGTCGACCCAGTTCTCGGCGGGGCCGGGCGCCGTCGTCTACGACACGCTCAACTGGGACACTGGCTCGAGCGGCCCGCAGCCGTCGGTCCAGTGGAACCCGATGGGCGGCTCGACATTCCTGCCGACAGTGCCCACGGGGAACCAGCCGCTGCTCTGCTGGACCGGTCAGACCTTGACCGGCGGCACGCGTCGGCTCCTCCTACGCGTCTTGTTCGTCACCTGGCCCGACACGCCGACGGGCCTCTAAGACTCGGAGGGCTCGCGATGCCGCCCCAGCTCCGCCCCTACCTCCTCGAATGGGAGGCCGATACCTCCTACCCGCCTGGGCTGACGGTCCTCGACCGGGGTGGACTCTGGCAGGCCATCGACTTCAGCAAGGGATCGGAGCCGATCTCGGGGAACCCGGACTGGCGCCTCGTCGGCGGGACGCCGTACGTCGATGTCACCCTCGACCCGGTGGCGCTAACCACGGCGCCCGTCTACGACCCAACCAGTATCGGTCCAGGGCTACCTGTGCTGTCTGCACCAGGGGCAAACTTCTCCTTGCTCTTCATGCGCTACCGCACCACGCAGTCGCTAGGCGATGCGTGGGGCAGTGCGCTCAATGCCAAGTTATGGTATGGCGCTCCTGGTGGGTATGACCTGACTGCCGCCGTTACGAGTAACGGCAATCTGCAAGACGACCTCTCAAATGATCCGGCAGGGGAGTTTCTCGCGATCGTCTCCTCGAATGAAAATGCGGCGCTGATCCAGCCTGGGGGCTCGAATCCCGTCGGGGTGAATCAGCCCATCGTGCTCTCGTCGGCCGCCGACGTGACGGGTGGGGGTGCGACCGTCGGGACGCGATCGGTTACCTACCGCATCTGGTACGATATCGTGCCGACCACGGCTCCGTTCAATACCTTCTTCCACATCACCGCCGTCAACCAGGGGACGAAGACGTTCACGGTGAGCCCTGATCCGACCAGCATTCTCGTGGACGGAGACTCCGTGACGATTGTCGGTTCGACCGGCAACGACGGAACCTACACGGTAGCCTCCCGAGACGCGACGCACATCGTAGTCACCGAAGCCGTGCCGAGCGCCACAGCGGATGGATGGGTGAAGAAGACATGAGACGCCTCACGCTGATTCTCCTGATCCTCAGTGTTCCAGCCATATTATCGGCTCAAACGGCCACGCCCATATGCCCTGGGGTCCAGATGACGCAGTTCATGCGCTCGCTCGGCGACCAAGCCCTGACCGTTTCGACCAACGTGGTCATGCCGACGATCCCGGTCGGGGCGGTGTTTGCGGTCATCGACGTGCAGACGGCAGACCTCCGATTGCGCGATGACGGCGGGACGGTCACCGCGAGTAACGGCCAGCTCTGGCGGCAGGACTCGCATCCGGTCGCGTGCGGGCGGTCGCTGTCCCAACTCCAGTTGATCCGCGACACGGCGGCCACCGCGAACAGTCTCGCCTACTTTTCGTACTACGGCCCGTGAGCCGCGTCCTCCGCCTCGTCTGGGCGCTGGCCGTCCTCTCGGAGCTCCCGGCCCTCGCGTCCGCGCAGACCCTCCCGACCCTTCCGCAGCGCTGGATCAATACCACCGGGCCGCCCGCGTGTGACACGAACGTCTCGGGGCTGACCAGCGGCACGCTCCAGGCGGCGCTCAACACCGCCGCCGCGTTCAGTGACGCGCTCACCCACTGCGTCACGCTCACGGCGGGCACTCCCTACGTCGGCGACTTTCAACTGCCGACTCGGGCCGGCGGGGCCACGGGCTGGATCGTCGTGCGGACCTCGGCGACGGCGAGCCTGCCGCCGCAAGGCACTCGAGTCCAGCCAAGCGACGGCGTGAACATGCCGACGCTCCAAACGACCTCCGGGCTCTACGCGCTCGCCACGGCCCCGTTCTCGCACCACTATTGGTTGCAGGGGCTCCAGTGCGTGACCAATCCCGGCGTGGTCACGAACTCGACCTGTTTCGCGATCGACGGCGGGGCCACGCTCGGGCTCGTGCAGACCTTCGCCAACATGCCGCGGAACATCATCGTGGATCGCTCATACCTCCACGGCACGGACGGCGAGGATCACGATCTGTTCGGGATCGTGATGGACGCGGCCTCGGGCGCGGTCGTGGACTCCTATCTCTCGAACTGGAAGGCCACCGACAACGGGGAGACGAAGGCCATCCTGGTCCTCTCGACGACGGGGCCGCTCAAGTTCGTGAACAACTACCTGGAAGGCGCCGGAGAAAATCTCTTCATCGGCGGCGACTCCACGCCCGATGCCTCCATGTTTGGCGTCGAAATCTGCGATGTGGAGATTCGGCTCAACCTGATCGCCAAGCCGCCGGCGTGGCGGAACGTGTACATCACCAAGAACCACACGGAGTTTAAGCACGGGTGCCGCGCGCTCCTCGAGGGCAACACCTTCCGGGATCACTGGACGCAGGGCCAACCCAACACGCTCCAGTTGACGCCGCGCCCGGCCGGGTCCGATACCAGCACCGTCGTCCAGGACCTCACCATCCGATTCAACCAATTCGACCGGATCGACAACGCCTTCGGCTTCGGCGGGACGCGGATTGACGCCTTCAACGCCGCCGTGGGGCCGAATCCGACCCTGGCGGGCGCCCGCGTGTACTACCACGATAACGTCCTCACCGATCTCGGCTACTACGAGACCGGGGGCGCCGACAGCGGGGACGTGTTCAATCTCCTGGCGAACCACGCCAACGACATGACCTTCGACCACAACACGGCGATCATCTCGACCCACTTCGCGGCCAGCACCTTGCAGACCAAGCTCTTTAATTTCGACATGGGCACCTACGGCCAGATGCCCGGCATCCAGATGACCAACTCGATCCTGGGCGATCCCGGCCTCTACACGATGGTGGAGAACAGCGGGCACTGTGGCGGATTTCCGCTGACGCTCTTCCCGTGTGTCGCCCTGAATGGCGTCTTTGCGACCAACGCCATCGTCGGCCCGTGGCCGAACGCCGGCGGGTTCTCGAGCGGCTCCCCGACGTGGCCGGCCGGCAACTTCTTTCCGCAGACGACCTCGGACGTGGGCTTCGTCAACGTGAGCCAGTGCCCGGCGGCCCTGACGGGGTGCGCCCTGACCCTCGCCTCCCCGTTCCACAACATGGCGACGGACGGGACCGACCTCGGCGCCCGCATCCCGCAAGTCCTGGCGGCCCTCGCCCTCGGGAACAACGCCTACCCGCTCCAGACGCCGGCCCCGCTGACGCTGGTCCCCGCCGGCACCGGGAGCGGGACCTTGACCGGGGCGGGCACCTACGCGCCGGGGACCGTCGTCCCGATCTCGGCCACCCCGGCCGTGGGCTC